TTTGGCGCGTAGCTAACGCCAAACGCACAAAGGCCAACCTGACGAGGTTGGCCTTTGTGTTTATAGTTCAGCTAATTTTTTTTGGGTAAATGCTTTTTTAGCTCCTCTGGCAGTTTGTGCCAACCTCCGTTTTCCCAAAAGAACACGCGATTCGAATCGCGTGTTGCTGAAATGTATTTTGCTGGGCAGTGTTGCGGAATGTTGCATCTCGGATACTCTTCGAGGATGATGGTATTCCCGAAGATGCAATCTTTTGCATCTTCGGGGGCATTTTCATTAATCATGAAGATTTCGATGGCGTCTTTAACGATTTCGTGAGTTTCTTTGTCACGACTTTTTTTAAGATCTTTGATAATATTTTTCATTTTGGTTAGTCCTTATCAGTTGCCTCTGTGCTTCCGATTGATTAAATTATACGCAAATTCAATCAAATGTCAAGTAGGTAAATTAAATTTTAAGGTTGGCTTTTGCCGCTGGGCGATTTCATGTGCGGATTGCCTTCTCGATTGCAGCTTCGCGCACCCACCGTGCCAGTGGAACATTGCCAGCGGCAGCGGTTATTGCTGCCAGTTCGTTATCGCTGACGTGAATCTGGATGCGATGCGGGCGAACCACATCGCGCTTGTTGTTTTGGTTTCCTTTCGGTGCGCCAGCGCCCGTGCGTCTGCCGCCGCGTGTTGGGGGTTGCCCGAACGCTCGGATGGCGTTGGCGTATTCTCGGCAGGCTGTCACCGCTTCGGCGCAGGTGCATGTAGTGGGGTCGAGATTGGCGGCGGCAAGCGCCGCGTCTATCTCGTCGCTATTGAGCGGGATGCAATTCCCGCTCGCGTGAAGGGCGTTGATTTCAGGGGGTGTCATTGCAATTAAAATAAATTTTTAAAATTTCCTCCCAATCTTCCGGGGAATCTTGGATCGCGGTTTTGTATGCCGCGCCGCTTGATACGAATTCTCGGCAATGTTCTCGCCGTGGGATTGTGGGTAGTTCCTTTGCCCACTCCTGGACGAATTCCGACAGCATCGGAATCGGTATACACACGCTGAACATATGATGGTTATTATCGTCGCAGACGACAAGGTTTAGGAGATCGTAATACTCCTGCCCTTCCCCGTCGCTTTCAACGTATGCCAAGTATTTGGCATACGAAGTTGGTTTCTCGTAAACAAACAAATTATTTAGTGCATTTGCAAACATGATGTTTGCGAACTTTAGGTCTCCACTTCTCTTGGCTAGCTCGCAATTTGCGAGGTAGCCATCGTATCCGCCCTTTTTTGCAATCGCAAGAAGGGCGCTGCTTTTTATGTGGTTTTCGTAAATGAAACCTTCTTCAGCCCTTTCGAGTTTGCCAGCGCCGGAAAGATCGAACTCGAACACACCGCCGTTCGGCATTGCTGCCGAGGCGCTCGTCGCTGCGACGTAGCAAACCGACTTGATACTGTTGATTTTGTTGTTCATGATTTTAATTTCTCCTTGATTGATTAAATTATACGCAAATTCAATCAAATGTCAAGTAGATTCTTTAATCCTAAAATACTTTTTAAGGTTTCGGGTTGTCAATCTTCTCAAGCGCGGCAATCACGCCGCGAAGTAAATCCTCCGTGTGGCTTGGATGCCACCCGTGACGGTGCGTTTCGACGACAGCACGAAGATGCGCTATCGTCTCGGCGCGTTGGTCGCTATACTCGTGGGCAATGCATGTAACAATCGCTTCGCCCGTGTGCAGCGCGTCAAGCATTTGCTGCACACGGGCGTAACCGAGGCTTTGCGCAAGATCGGTGTCGCGTCGGCTAACGCGCATAGGTTTTGAGCGCACAAGTTTGGGGTCTTTAACCCTCGCTTGGTGACCCGCCTTGAAGCGGGTCGCGGGGGACGGGTTTGGGTTTGGCATTGTTATTGTTTTCTCCCACTGGCACACTGTATTAGATGTGCCAGTGGCGGGCAAGCGATATTTAGCGATTGGCTTCTTTCTTCAAAAGGGCTTTCATTGTAGCCGTTTTCGCGTCATACACATTGACGCGAAAAGCAAGATCGTTCTTGCACTTCTCCACGACGGCGGGGTCGTTTTGCGCCCAGCGGGGCAGGGCTGAAGCGTCGAATTTCACTACGATTGTTTCTGGTTGATTGTTCATGATTTTTATCTCCTTTAATTTCTCGCTAGCCTCATTGCTAACGTATCCATATTGTAGCAGATATGGATAGAATGTCAAGTAGATTGTTTAAACCTAAAATAGTTTTTAAGGTTGTATAATTTCCCCGACGCTGACCGCGCACCATTGCGTGTGTGTTGCAAAGCTACTTAGAACAGATGTGCTATAGTTATATGTGTCGCACATTGAAGATAACAATATACCGTTGCTGGCTGCATTTTCACGCGAAGCTCTGACATTGAGAGATCAGTTGTTGCGAATAATTGATTTGATTGAGCGTTTGCGAGGCATACAGCCGCGAACAAGCGAACTCAGGGAAATGTGGAAGCGCGGTAAAATTGGCAGTGCGGCGAGTGATCTCGCGGCAAAAAATTAAATAAATCGGCTATACGCTTTTTAAGCGCTGCTGCTCGTAAGGGTGGCAGCGCTTTTTTGTTTTTCTCTATGCATATTTCTCGGTGGGTTTTGCGTTTCGTTCTCCTTTTGATGGCGCTGGGGCTGGTTACCTCAGCGTCGGGGGCGCGGTTGGCGGCGTGGGTTGATGCGTCGCCGACTGCGTTACCTCCAAATGCGACGCCCGTAACCTACACACCAACACCCACCAACACGGCGACAAACACGCCAACGCCTACCAGCACAGCAACGGCAACAGCTACAGCGACCGAGACGGCGACACCAACGCCCACGCCAACGGGGTTCATTGTCGCAATCCCGCCATTCACCGATACCCCAACGTCAACGCCGACTGCAACAGCGACGCAGACACCAGTTGTGGTAACAGTGATTGTGGTGGTTACGGCAACGCCGTTACCGACAAACACGCCGACGGTGACGGCTGCGCCGACGCAAACACCGGTGGTTGTGGTTGTCACGGCAACCTATACGCCGACGGCGACGGCGACGGCGACGGCGACGATGGCGTCCACCAGCACAGTGACGCCGACGGCAACGGTGTTGCCAACGGTTGAGCCAACGCCGACACCATTGTTGCCCGCGCCGGTGGCAACGGCAATTCCACCGCCCACCGTATTTTCGGCGTATTTTCCGCTGGTGTGCAATGGCGACTGGTGGTATGGGTGCTACGGCGCAGAGAACGTAGTGAGCGGTGGCGATGAGCCGCCGATCGGGAGGTGAATTGTGTTTGACGGACTCGAAGCGTTCATTGGAGTAATCGTTATTGTTATCGCGGTTGCGCTTTGGTTGATGGAGCGCGACCCGTATCGAGGTGTAAATGAAATTAGGATTGACAACGGTAATAGCGCTGATCGTGTTTGGATTATTGACAAACCCGACGATGGCAGCGGCCCCAGCCGACTTACCATCATTGGTGAATCCGACAGCCGAGACGCGGCTGTGTGGGCCGAATCGGGCGCGAGTGCTAGACGCGGTGACGCGAGCGAGCGAGCATTACTCGCTCCCCACCCGCTTGACGATGGGGTTGATTTGGGTTGAATCTAACTGTCGCCCTGATGCGGTGAGCAGTGCGGGTGCGGTGGGGCTGATGCAGGTGATGCCGCGTGAGATCGGTTATCAATTCCGAGACAGGCCAACATCGGCCCAATTGCGCGATATTGACACTAATGTTGTGTGGGGTAGCTACATTTTGCAAGAAATGGACAGCCGATATTGCGGGTTGTGGCATCGCTACAACTCGCGGTATTTGAGCAAAAGCGAGTTGGGCTATTGGCAGTGCGCCCTCGGCGCGTTCTGGGGTGGCACACAGGTGTATTTTAGTGGGCGGCTAACGCCCAATGAGCAAGCCTATGCCGATATGGTGATCGGCGCGGCTGGGAGGGTGGATATTGAGCCATGAGTGACAGCGAGCGAGCGGCAATAATGCCGCCGGTGATTGCAAAGCACCCAAGCGGGGTGAACGTGCGCTGGGGGGCGGAGCGAGGCAACAACATTTTTGCATCGCTAAAAAGCGGTGATGCGATACCGCCGACGGCGATAAAGCGCGGTGAGTGGTGGGTGTTTGATTGCTATGTTCATGAATCGGTCGTGTGCGCCGTGCCTTACGTGTCGCAGATTGGCGCGGGAGCGGTTGCGCCAAACGATTGCGGGCAGGCGTGCGCGGCGATGTTGGCGCGAATGCGCGGCGTCAATGTGACAGTGGACGAAATCACCCAGCATTACACGATACAGGGCAACGGCTGGCGCTATGGCACATACACGAGTTTAGCGCAGGCGCGAGCGTATTTGGCAAGCGTCGGCATTGGAACCACCGAGAAGCAACTCGGATATGGGGCGATGCCTAACGGGGTTGGCATTGCGCTGGTGGCCTATTCGCGGCTGAACCGGCTGAACGCCTACGACCAAGGGTTTTATAACGCCCCAAACGCCTATCATTTTGTGGTGTTTTGCGTGGCTGATCAAAACAATGTGATGGTAAACGACCCGCTATGGCCCGACGCTGAGCGCGGGCAATTCCGACGATGGACGCGGGCGGAATGGGCGACGGCATTCACCGGCGATTTTCTACAATTGGAGGCGCAAGCGTGAAAGTTGGGTATCACGATATTCCGAGAAGCGAACACCTGAGCGGCGGCGCATGGCAGAACATGGGTAAGCGCGGGCTGGTTGTGCAGGCGAACCTTGCCACTGACAGCGGCGGCGACCGACCGACGGTTGATCTGATTCGAGAGCACCGGAAAAATGGCGGCGTGTTTATTCAACGGCTCGACCTGACATGGGATGACACATTGCCGAAGCCCGACCAAGCAGCCAAAAACTGGGCGATTCAATGCGAGTTGTTTTTGCGCGAGTTGCAAGGCGAAGTTGATTTTGTGCAACTTGGCAATGAGCCGGATTTGGCACACAAACAGCGCGGCGAGCTAACACCTGAGCAACACGCGCAAACATTTGCGATTGTGGCGAGGCATCTGAGCGGCTACAAATGCACCTATGCCCCGCTGGGCTGGCTGGCATGGGCTGCCAGATTACACCCGGCGGATTACATGAAGCGGTTTTACAACGAACTGCTGATATCGGGCAATGACGATCTTGTGAAATGGATTCCATTCCACGCTTACGATCAGGTGATGGGATGGGACACGAGCGTAAAAATGCGCGATTTGCCGGGCGTGTTTTATTCGCGGCGAACGATTGAAAATCAGCTTGAGGTGCTGCCGGAATGGGCCAAGGGATTGCCGCGCTATTGGGTGGAGTGCAACGCGATTGCGCACCCAGATTCGGGTGAGTGGCGCAACGATCATGCACAATTTGTGCGCGAGGTATGCGAGTATGCCGCCACGCAGGGCATGAGCGGGATTGCATTTTTTAGGCTATGGCGCGGATATCCGGCTTATCTCAAGGATTACGGCTATGCGCATCTGCCGGAGGCGATGCGGGCAATTGCCGAAGCGCAAGCGCGGCACGACGGCGGGCCGGTAGGGCCTGTGCCGCCGATCACCAACACGGCGACGATTAACGAAATGTATCGCGTGGTGAGCGATTTGCCGTTTTTGCGGGTGCGTTCATCGCCCGAACGGGCCGATGGCAACGTGATCGGGTGCGTACGCAACGGCGAGCAATTGCGCGTGCTGAATATTCGCGGCGGCTGGGCCGAGGTGGCACTGGGGGCCGGTGGCGCGGCGCTGCACAAAGACGAGGGTTTATCAACAATGGCGACGGGGTTTGTGTTGGCATCGTTGATTCGGGAGGCAATATGACGTTTGAAGATATGCTGCCGACAATTATTAGTATGATCGGCGGCGGTGTGTTCAGTTGGATTACCGCATTTAGCGGCGGTTTTAACCGCTGGCTCGACCGGTTCACGCCCGAACAAAAATACCTGATCACAATGACGCTATCGGGCGCGTTGGGTGTGGTCGTGACAATTGCAATGTCGTGCGCGGGATTGCTGACCGTGTTGAGTTGCAATAGTGACATCGGGCCACAATTGGTTTTGAGTGCAGTCGGCAGTGCGACCGGCAACAAAACCAGCTACGACGCGATTAGGACGGCAAGAAAATCATCTTTGCCAACTGAGGGCGCGTCCGGTGGCGGATGACACTATCGGACTTAGCGCGAGATATCGCGGCGTTGTTGGTGGTTGTTGGTGGCGGGCTGGCTGCGATCTGGGGTCTTTTTCAAAAGGCGGCGAATCTCAGGCTTGAATCTAAACAGAAACAGCTTGATATTGATTCGGAGCGAAAACGCAAACAAAACGACATCGAACTTTCAAACATGGCTACCTCGCGTGATCAGCATGTGGCATTGCTGATGCAGGAGCGGAGCGAACACCGCGCCGATATCGAGAAATTAAGGGGCGAAATTGACAAACTGCGTGACGAAATGGCCGACATGCGTGAGCAAATTGCGACGGCGGTAACTCAAAAAAACGAGCGTGAAAAACAGTATGAAACACTAGCCAAACAAAACGCGGACATCATGAAAACCAACGACGCCATCCACCGCGAGAACCTACAGCTAAAAAGCGAGAACGAGCGGTTGAAGCATCAAATGGAGATCATGCAGCGCAAATTGTCGAAGCTATACGAGCTTTTGGTAGAGATAAAACCGGAGTATGAAAACGTGCTGGCTGACACAGATGAGTTTGTGCCGGTGATGGAAATCAGAAAATAAAATGGATAAACCTAGCGATATTCAAAAATGGTTTGGCGGCATTATCGCCGCCGGTGTGCTGCTGTTGGCGGCGTTGGCGTTGGCTGTGGTATCTACGCCCGGCGACACAAGCGCGGCGCGATCAGCCGGTGCGCTGGACGTGGTGCAGGCGTATCTCGTGGCGTTCTGGGCCGACGCTAAAACGCGGGCGATCACGGCCCAAGTGTTGCTTCACGCGCTGTTGGGCGCGGCGGTGGCGATGCAAGCTGGCGAGTTTAGCTGGGTGAGGTTGCCCGATTTTCTTCGGCGCTGGCTTGTGCCTGAGCTATGCGTCTATTTCGCCGTGCGTTTATTGGGGGAAGCGGCTGGATTCGGCGGGTTGGACTTGGCGGTATTCGGCTTGATTCAGTTGAAAATCGTCGGTTCGTCGCTGGAAAAGCTAAATCAACTCGGCTTACCTGTGCCGGATACGCTGCTGAGCGTGGGCCGGTTGGGGGTGAGGTGATGTCGGACAAAAGCAAAAGGCGGCGACCATTGCACGGCAGCGGCTCAATGAAAGCAACAAATGCAGCGGCGACCACGCCACCAACGTTTGCAGACATGAACGCGGCTCAACTTGCGCGAGAGTGGAAGCGCGAAACTATCTCGCGGTGTGGGCTTGCGTATTGGATTGCATCTGTGTGCGGCGCGACGGTTGCGGAGGCTCAAGCGTGGATTGATGCGAGGCCGAAAATGCGAGAGGTTTTGGGAGGATAGGCGATGCCTGTGATGCGTAGCATGGCGCGTGAAGAGATCGCTAGGGTTAGAGAAATGGCAAAAAAACTATACCAATTGCTTGGTTTCGCCTTGTGTGTGATTGTGGCGCTTGTTTTGGCTGGGGCGGCAGTTGCTCGCCAAGCCCAGCCGATGCACACGTATCAGGTGCATTTACCAATAATCGCTCAGGATAGTCCTTGGCGCGAGCCTGCCGGTTTTGCTGGCAATTGCGCAGGCTGGTATGAAAACCGTGAGCGGCATGGCTGGTATTGCGCACGAGTTGAGCGGTTTTACGATGACGAGCGCAAGGCCGACCGGCTGCGTATTTATGGCGCGGCTGTGGTTGATGGGGTAGCCGTAGCGGGGTTGAGACTGTTGGCGACAACAGAAAATGACTGGTGCTACGGGGTTACCGACGAACGGGGCTTGGCAAGATGTGACATTAAATACATCGCGCAAGGTCCGGTTGAGGTTCGGGCGTTCATCGGCAATGCGAGTTTTAGGTTCCAGCGATAACCCAAAAGAAAATAAGGGTCTAGTCGGCGCAATCGCGGGATTTTAGCCGCTTAGGTTTTGCACAAATGCGATTTTGCGAGAGAAAATTAATATGGCAGGCAAGGAGGATGTCAATCGGGAAAAACCCTTAACTTTTCGAGAACGTTTGTTCGTCGAGGAATATCTGAATTGCTGGAATGCAAGCGAGGCAGCGCGAAGGGCTGGGTATAGCGAGAAAAGTGCGGCTGAGATTGGCCGCCAAAACTTGAGAAAACTGGATATTTCACGCGCGATAGAGGCCAGAATCGCCGAGCGTGCCATTAGCGCAAATGAGGTGCTAGCAAGGCTGGCAGAGCAAGCGAGGTTTGACGCGAATGAGTTTTTGAGCGAGGCTGGCGAGCTTGATATGAAGTCCGCAAAAAAAAAGGGGCTTGGCAAATTTATCAGGCGGTTGAAATCTCAAAGCGGCGAGCACGCATCGGTTGATATCGAGTTTATTGACACCCAAGGTGCACTGGAAAAACTTGGCAAACACCTGAAATTGTTTACAGAAAAAAGCGAGATTAGCGGAACAATCGAATCAAGGGTTGACCTGTCGGCGATGAGCAACGAGCAATTAGAGGCGCGGCTGGCGCTGCTAGAAAGAGCAAATGAGCGAGGCGCAAGAGGCGATTAAAAAAACACGGGCGGTGCGATGGCTAATTGATTTTGCCACCTACGCCGAGCCGAGTTATATTGTTGCGCCGCATTTGCGATTGACCGCGAATTATTTAGAGCGGGTATTTGCGCGTGAAATCCTGCGGCTAATGATATTTGAACCGCCAAGGCACGGCAAGAGCAAACTGGCAAGCGAGTTGTTTCCGGCATGGGGGCTAGGCAAACGCCCCGACGAGCAATTTATGATCTGTAGCCACACTCAATCGCTGAGCGATACTTTTAGCCGCAACGTGCGCAATTTGATTGCGCTGGACAGCTACGCCGCGATTTTCCCCCGTGCCAAGCTGAGCCGCGACAACGCGACCGTGCAGAAATGGACGCTGGCGGGCTATAAGCGCCCCTCGATGATGAGCCTTGGCGTTGGCGGCAGCCCGACGGGGCAAGGGGCAAAGACATTGATCATTGACGACCCGATTGGTAGCGCGGAGGAAGCCGAGAGCGCATTACAACGCGAGAATGTGTATCGTTGGTATACCGAAACCATTTACCCGCGCTTGGAACCAAACGCGGCGATTGTGTTGATGATGCAGCGCTGGCACGATGACGATCTGGCAGGGCGGTTATTGCGTGATGCAAACTCAGGCGGCGAACAATGGACGGTGCTTAATTTGCCAGCGATTGCCGAGGGCGACGACGCGCTGGGGCGACCAGCGGGCGCGGCGCTGTGGCCTGAGCGCTACGATGTGGCGGCACTTGAGCGGATTAGATCGGTTAGCCCGCGTTCGTTTGATGCCAAATACCAACAGCGCCCACGCCCAACCGAGGGCGCGGCGTTCAAAATTCAGTGGTTGCGCGATGCGGTTGTAGATGTGGCGCGTGTGCCTAGCGGACTGCGTTGGCATCGGTATTACGATCTGGCGTATAGCATGAAACAAACCGCAGACAACACGGCAACGGTCGCTGGGGCGCTTGGGCCGGATGGTGTGCTGTATTTGCGACGTGGTGTGGCTGGGCGCATGGAATCGCCAGATATTCGAGCGCTGATCACCCGCATTGCGCGAGATGAGCGAGACACCATACACGGGGTTGAGGCTGCTATGCATGGCGTGCCAGTGGTGCAAGAGTTGGCGCGAGACCCGGCCCTGTCGGGCGTGGCGATACGCTCGGTGCGCGTGACGAACGACAAGCTGACGCGGGCCGCGCCTGCGGTGACACGGGCCGAAGCGGGCAAGCTGAAATTTGTGCTTGAGAGCGAGGCCGACCGACGCTGGGTGCGTGAGTGGATTGACGAGATGTGCGCTTTTCCGTATGGCGCTCATGACGACAGGGTAGATACGGTGAGCGGCGTGTTGCAGATGATCGGCAGCACTGGTAGTGTTGATTTGGCTGGCGCGATTGCTGGCGCATTAGGAAGAGGTTGACAGATGGCATTCAGTAACGATTTTTTTGATTATTTGCAGGCTGGGCACAGCACATTTAACTATGTGTGGAACGGCGAATTGCGCACGGCAAGCCTTGCAACGCAGGCGATTTTGCCGACCCTAGGCGAGGTGATGCGCATGAGCTACGCGCAGCAATGCCGGTATTTTCGCTGGCTGGTGCAGGTGAACCCGACACTTAATCAGGTTCATAGCCGGTGGCTAGGCTTGATTCAGGCGCGAAAGCTGGTTTTAACCGGCAGTGAGCGCAACGTGAAAGCGATCTCTGAGGATATTTACGATTCGTTTGATGACGGCGACGGCTGGCGAGTTTTTAGCCGTCGGGTGATAAGTGATGTGATTACGTGTGGGCGCGGCGTAGTTAAGGTTATTTGGGAGCGAGGGCGCGTAGTGAGCGCCGAAAGCCTAGATGCAGCGTATGTATCAAACAACAACGGGTTAGATAGCAAATACCCGCCTGAGCGATACCCGCTGGCGTATAGCGCCATCACCCCACCATATTATTTAGAGCGCGGCGCAGCGGGCAGTGAATATTTTGTTGTGTCGCAATCGTCGGCCAGCCGACGCGAGGCGATGCGTGAGCAGCATGGCGGCATCGTGCCGCCCCTGATCGGGCAATATGCCGAGATCGAAGCCGACCACAACGAGCGCGTGATTGAGTATGCGCAAGCAACCGGCAAAAGCGTGTGGCAATTGGTGTTTACGCCAAGCGGCTTTGTGGGCAGTACCCGCGATGCAAACGCGGTGGCGGACGCAAAACGAGACAATGCGCCTGCCGTGCCGGGTTCGCTGCTGGTCGAGGTGTTTGAGGATGCGAGCAAGGTCAAGGCCGTCGAAATCCTGCGTGCAACGCCACCCGGCGAAATTTTGGCGCGGCGAAAAGCAAGGCTGTTGGCACTGTGTAACGCGCCATACCAGATCAACCCGATTTTGATTGACCCTTCATTTTCTGGCACCAACTCGCTGAGTGACGGCACAAAATCGCAGGAGGTTGGGGATTTGCACAGCGGTGACGGGCCAACGGTGCTGTTTAACGATCTCGCAGAGTTGCAAATGCGCCATATCGCACCACGCCGACGGGTGCAAGTGAGCTACGATTACGAAAACCCGCGACGCGATCAGGCACGGGCGGCAGCTTTCATGACGGCTGCCAAGGACGGGGCAGCGGCGGTTGGCGGGCCAGTCGTGTCAGTGATGGAATTCCGCAAGGCAATGAACTATTTCGGCATCGCACCGGCTGGCATCATCCCAGAGCAGGGCGAAATTATTAGCGTGGCCAGCGATGAAGACGCGGACGTGGTGACGGGCGAGGATGGCGATCAGGTGAGCGATCTTGCCACTCAGAATGCCGCAACCGGCGGCGGGCTGAGCGATGACGAGGTGCTGGTCGCCATTGCCAAGGCTGAAGGGCGTGTGACGCTGTTCACTATTTCATCGGGCAACGCCGACCCAAAAGCCGCGACCAAGGCCCTGACGCTGCTCGGTGAATCGCTTGTGGATGCGCTACAGGCCGCCGTGCCGGTGGCGAGCGGCGAGATGCGCGACAGCATTGACTATGAGGTGCTTAACCCGAACACCAAGGGCGTCACGCTTGAGGTTTATGCTGGCAGTGAGGATAGGCCAGAGGTTGCGGTGCGCTCGACCAACTACGGGCGGCGCGGATTTGGCCCCAAAAAGGCCAAGGCGCTTAAGTTCACCGGCAAGAATGGCAAGACCGTGTTGGTGGCGCGGGTGAAGGGCGCAAAGGCGCAAAACTGGACAGATCGGGCTTGGGCCGACAGCGAAAATGATCGCAAGGCAATTGAGCGCAAATATGGCGCGTTTGTCATTGAGCAACAAATTAAACAAACAGATGTTGCGCTGTCAAACGCACCGCATATTGATAAGGTTTGATTAAATGGATGCACTAACAGAATCACTACGAAACTCGATTAGGGCCGTGAGCGAGGCGGCATTGGCTACGGGTGACAGAGCGACAGCGCTCAATGTGCGCAACTGCCTGTTGCGCTGCGCAGACGATATCGCCAAGGCTCAGCATGTAGTTGCGCCACACCGGACGTTGGAGGCGTTGGGTGTTGAGGTGTGTCGGCGGGCCGAGGGCGGGCTGGTGGTGTTTGAGTTGCGGCGAGATGGGCAAATCGTCGCCTCACTCACGGCGTAGCAACAACTCGATTTCTTTTTCTGCTAAACGAATTACATCGTTCCACGCTTGTATTTTCATCTGCGCCTCCGGCGCTGGTTGGGGTTGTGGGGCCGGTGGGGTGGCTTTGTCTCGAATGTATTGCCGTATAAGACGGCGCACAACGACGGCGACCGTTTCGCCCTCAAGGGCCGCGATTTGTTTTAATGTCTCGCTGTCAATTCGCAAAATCTTTAAACTTAGTCTTGAATGCTTGCCCATATGTAGAGAAATAAAAAAACTGCTATCCTGTTGTCAGAATAGCAGTTTTAGAGGGGTGGTAACTGGTAAATTACCACCTTTACCACCTTTTACCACTGGTAAGAGGTGGTAAAGGTGGTTTTTATTTACCTAATCTTATCGGCTCGCTCCCAATCCCATTTCATAGCGCGGTAGGCGTTTCTTACGTCATCTTCACTTACATACCCTAATATTGCACGATGCGCCTCAAATTCTGGCGTGTTTGCTCGCATGGCGACGGCTGCATAGCTCAATGATTGGTCTCTGTCTTTTATGGCTTTAAATATCTCGGCCCGCTGTCGCGTTTTCTCTGTCGGCTGTTTTGGTTTTTTCCTTGATTCCTCGACCTGCGCCACGTCATCGGCGGGCGTTGCCGGTGGCGGCTCCGGTTGGGCCAAGGTTGGGCCAAGGTTGGGCACTATTTCAAACTCTGCAAGGTAGGCCAGCAGACTTTCGACAGAACCGGACACGGCTCCGCAAATTGTGCTATACTTTTAATCGTGTAGGAAATAAAACCCCCTGCACACATATCGGGCCTAGAACCCCCGATTGGGATTTACCCAATCGGGGGTTTTGTCGTTTTTCCCCTCGGATGTGTGAATCCCAGCACATGGGAATGAACGCACGTCAACTTTTGTCCAACATCATCGCCAAGGCTGGCGCTCGAAACTATGGAGCGCGAGCGGGTGAAACCATTGCTGGAAATTTGGTGCGCGGGGCTAATGGCAAATTTGCAGCCGGTGGGGGCGCTGCACCCGACACCGAGAGCGCAGACCCAAAGGAAGTGGCGAGCGTGCTTAAGCGGCTACTGGCCGCGTCGAAGCCGGCCAAGGCGGCAAAGGGCGGCAAGGGCGCAAAACCCAAAGCACCCCCGAAGGCCAAAAAACCGCCCAAGCCCAAGAAAGATGAGGTGAAAGTCGGTCGTGGGCGTGACGCTGCACAAGATGCGAAACGGGCTGAAATTATCAGCAAACTACCGATTCCGGCAGCGGATAAGGCGACATTGACAAGCATCATTAATGGCGAGAAAGTCAAAAGCGGGGCGCTCAGCGGTTTGGTTAAGGCCGGTTTGGTGCAGGTGCGTGGCGATGGCTCATTTGAGCTAACCGGCATTGCAAACGCGCTGGCGCGAGCAAAAGAGAGTGATATGGGTAAATTTGATAGCGCGAAACGCGCATTAAAGCGGGCGTATGCGGCAATCAAGAGCGCCGAAGCCGCAACCGAGGAAGCCGACGACGAGGTAATCGTCGAGACATTCGACGTTGAAGACGATGATTTGTCGGCAATTGCTGGCGTGTTGGGGGTGAGCTATGCCAAGGAAATTGACGGCGCGATGTCGTTTGAGCAGATCAGCAGGAAGGTTTCGAGCATCCTTCAAGACGAGCACGGCACACTTAGGCCAGATGGAAGCAGATCTTATGTTTGGATCATTGAAACCTACTTAACCGAAGTTATCGCAGAGCTTGCCGAAACATATTACCGCATCGGCTACAGCGTTGACCGCGACGGAAACGTGACGGTCGAAGCCCGCGACAAATGGGTTCAGGTCGAGCGTGTATCGAGTTGGCAAGAGGTCGCCAAGGGCGATATTGACGCAGACGACGAAGCTAAGCCACTGGCGTTCGTTGCCTCTGGCGCATTTGGGCCAGACAGCGACGGCGAGTGGATGAGCGAGGCGATGCTTGAGAGCGTCGCCAAGGCTGTGAACGATGGCAAGTTGCCGATGACGGTTGATATTTGGCACGTTGGCTTTCCATCCGGCAAAAACCCCAAGCCCAAGAGTGAGCCGGTGATTGTTGGCAGTGTGGCGAAGGCGGAGGTGATCAACAAGCACCTCGTATTAACGCCCACGTTCGCCGATGCCAACGACGAAGCCGTCGTGCGGGCCGCCAAGGACGATCTGCAATTGAGTGTGTATTTTGCAGGTGCGATTAGTAAAGGAAATGACGGCGCGATCAACGGGACGCCGAGCCGTGCCAGTGTGGCAATTTTGCCGCGAGGCAAGGCGGCTTATAAATATTCTGCCGTTTTAGGATAGGAGTGTAATTTATGAATGATGATGCAAAGAAAAGTTGGTGGGACAAACTCAAGGCCGATGTCACCGCCAGCCTGAAGGGCAAGGCCGAGGCCGACGGGCAAACCGCCAAGTCGAAGGGCGAAACTGCGCCGGTAATTGACGTAGCCGGTTACGCCGAGGCGGTTGTGAAGGGCTTGGAAGCCTCGCTTGAGACGCGGTTCGCCGCGCTTGAAGGCGCTCAATTTGCCAAAAGCGCGGACGTGGTGAGCAAATCTCAGTTAGATGAGGCTGTCGCCAAATTCTCGCAATTGGAGGCGGCGGCCAAGGCCGCAACGGATGCCGCTACCGCCGCCACTGCCGAACTCGCCAGCCTGCGCGATGGGTTGCCGGGGCGCGGCAATACTCGCCCGATTAGCCACATCAGCAAGGGCGGGAAGGACAATTTTTATGAAAGCCCAGAAGCGAAAGCGGCGGGCAATGTGATGGGAGGAAATTAATCAATGCCAGCATTAACACCAACTGCCGGAGGCGCACCGGCATGGACTTCGACGTTGCGCGACAAGTGCATTAACGGAGTGATGTCCGTTTACGGGTCACCCTATCAGAGCGTGACCAAAGAATTTCAGAGCCGCGTAACCAGCCAAGTGAACGTTAACCCGACCTTGGTGATGGGGTTTGCATCGGCTGCCACCGGCACATGTGTAGGCGATGATTGCGCGGGGGGCGAGAAAGCGCCAAACCCCGTTATCTGCACCCTGAACACGCCCTTGCCATTTGGGCTGTTTCGGTTTTGCACTGAATCGCTCGATAAGGGTAAGATCAACGACAGCACCAACCCGTGCTTAGCGGCGGTGATTGATTTCCGCAACATTGGCACGGGGTTGAGTGACGCTGAATACATCGGCGCGATGGAGGCGCTTGAGCAGGCGCACAATGTGCAAACAGGCTTTTTGCGGCCCGTGACAAACGGTCAGGTAACGCGCATGGGCGAATTTGACTTTGCGCTGCGCATGTCGTTGTGGAATACGCTGCAATGGATGGATAAGCGCCAGAGCTGCGTCGGGCAATATGGCAACCCCAGCAACCCCAGCAACAACGGCTGTGTGGTTGAATTTACCGGGCTAAATTCGCTGATCCAATACGATACCAGCCTGTATGCTTACGTGTCTGGCTGTGGGCTAAGCACCAAGCAAAAAGACGCGGCGATGCCCCTTGCGGTGACGTTCAACCCGGCGGTGGTCGTGGCAGACAAACAGCCACGTGTGTTTTATAAGCAATTGGTTGACGCGCTTGAATGTTTTTATTTCAAATGGCGCGGGCTTGGCTTTGGCGGCGTGAAGCCCAAGTTGGTCGTGCCGCAGGGTTACGCTTTGCCGTTCATCGAGGCGTATGTGACCGGCTCGCTGCGGGTTGCAGACAGTGGTATTCAGACCAGTGGGTCGGAACTCAACACAGCGGTTGAGTCCGCGCTGGCTGCTGGCGCAATCCGCACCCGGCGCTTTGGCGAGGTGCGAATTGTTGAGGATGAGTGCTTGCCCACGACCTCTTACGATGATACGTGCACCCCACCCACCACATGCCCGCCGACGGTGGACGCGCCACAGGTTAAATTCAAGGTGCAGGTGTTGCCAGATACACCAACGGTGGCTGGCCGCGCACCAATTTTGCGTGAATTTCAGGGCTACACCAAACCGGCCAACGCCGCGAGCGACCCCGACACGTGGTATTGGGACGGGTCGCCTGATAGCAACGGGAACATTCTGTATCGCTATCGCGCCACCCGTGTGCGGGCTGGGTTCTGTGAGCAGATTTGTGTCGAGAGCCGACCGCGTATCGTTAATCAAATCCCAGCGCTGACGGGCACGATCGGCGAAGTGGCCTTCAATGCAGCAAGTTGCACTGTCGGGACCTTCGTTCACTAATATGGCTTGCACGACATGCGGTAACGCCGCAAACGCACAGGCGCAGAGTGCGCAACGAACAGAGGCGGCGAGCAAATTTACCTCGCTGCCCACCGTAAAGCTGCGCTACATGGGGCCGCGTGTCGCCGTGCATTGGCTGGGGCGGTATGAGGTCGGGTCGGCTGAGCGCGACCGCGACACGTTTGTCGCCTCGGTTGATGTGATGGCGCTGCTCAATGTGGTGATTGATGACGTTCGGCAGTTCATGTTCATTGAGCGAGCCGAGACCGAACAGTGGCTCACTTTGAGCGGGGCAGCGTTTGCAGTTGACTCGATTTGCATCGAGCCGCCACCGCCACCCTCTGAATAATATGGCGTTGACACTCACTCCATCCAATGACGACACCCCGCAGACCGGCAACGGCGGCGGGGGTGGCGGGTCGCCCACCGGCGCTGCCGGTGGGGATTTGGCTGGGAGCTACCCAAACCCGACCATAAAACCCGATGTCGCACTGACAGGCACGCCCACTGCGCCAACGGCAACGGCTAACACAAACACAACCCAAATTGCCACAACTGCGTTTGTGGCAGCGGCGTTGGCGGCGCTGGTAAACAGTTCGCCAACCGCGCTTGACACGCTGAACGAGTTGGCGGCGGCCTTGGGGAATGATGCGAATTTTGCAACGACCATCACAAACGCGCTGGCGCTCAAAGCGCCGTTGGCAAGCCCGGCACTGACAGGCACGCCCACTGCGCCAACGGCAACGGCTAACACAAACACAACCCAAATTGCCACAACTGCGTTTGTGGCAGCGGCGTTGGCGGCGCTGGGCGGGTCATCTGTTCCTATCGGGACAATACTGTATAGTTCGGCAAGGGCTACGCCAAGCGGCTATCTCCGATGCAACGGGGCAGCGGTAAGCAGAACCACTTATGCTAATTTGTTTAATGCGCTGGTGTTGCGTAGCACGGTGGCAATTAGTATCGCCACACCCGGCGTAGTGACATGGAACGCACACGGATTAGGCGCAAATGACCCGGTGAAATTTACGACAACGGGGGCACTGCCTACAGGTCTGACTGCAAACACAACCTATTACGTGGTTGGCGCAAGCGTGACGGCAAACACATTTCAGGTGAGTGCAACGGCGGGCGGGGCGGCAATTAACACGACGGGAACCCAGAGCGGAACACACACAGCCACGAATGCTGCGTATGGAGATGGCGATGGCAGCACTACCTTCAACGTGCCAGATTTACGAGGGCGTTTTATGCGTGATTTGGATGAAGGCGCGGGAAGGGATGGCAATCGCGTTTTGGGTAGTTATCAGGCGGATGATTTGGCTAGCCATACGCACACTGTTGGGAATCAAGGGAGTGGGGCTGAGAATAACGGGTTCGACAGAACAGGGGCCATGCCTGGTGCAGGAAACACGGGTGCAACGGGTGGCAGTGAAACACGCCCGAAAAACGTGGCAATGATGGCATTTATTAAGTTTTGATCAATAAATCTATGATCGTATACAAATTTGCTACTGCGACTCTCGCCGTTTGGCGACTGAGCCGGGCTATCGCATGGGAGCGTGGCCCAACCGACATATTTGCACGCACGCGCCAAGCGGTAGCGCAACGATGGCCTTACGCGCCTGCCGAAGCCGCGAATTATTTATGTCCAGATGATTACGATCAAAACGGCAAGGCTGAAAGCTGGCAACGGGCGGGCATCAAATGCCCGTTGTGTATCAGTTTTTGGCTTGGCATAGTGATGGCAGTGGCGATGTTGCCCAAAGGCCGAGTTCGGGCGCTCGTGGATACACTCGCGCTGGGGCTGGCATTGGCTGGTGGGGCGGCATGGCTGAACAAGCTGGAGAAACGGCTGAATGGTTATTAAATATCTTGGGAATGACCCCACCCCAACACGATTTATTGTGGCAGGGCGCGTGATTTTTGCATCTGTGGCAGCGACGCTGCACGATGTTGGCGATGCTAATTTCGATGAGATTGCGCGATTGTTCCCCGGCCTGTTCGAGGTTTGGGCGGGGGAGCCGGTGATCGCAAACCCTCCTACCCCATCGCCGGAGCCGGAGCCAGCGCCAGAGGCGGCGGCGGTGGGTGCAAATGTAGGTAGTAAAAAGCGCAAATGATTTCGCAAATTGGCCTCGACCTATTCCGCGAGCGGCTCGGTTTTCACCCCTACCATTTTTGGGGGTGGGCTGACGCAAACGCCGGTGCAATTGTGCCGGTGAATAACCGCGTTTGCAACGGGTTATTGCGCGAATATGCATGGCAGGCGCAAAGTGGGCAACTGCTCACACGTAGTGAGATTCGACAAGCGCTGGTTGATGCGGAGCGAGAGTTAAACAATTGGCTAGGTTTCCCGCTTGCGCCGCGCATCGTGACCGAAACGGTGACGCTGAAAAAGCGAGGCGATTGCCACACGTTCAAGGCGTGTTGGGGCCGAATTGACAGCATTGGCGAGGCCAAAAGCACCACGCTGGCAGCGGGTGCGCCGGTGACCTATAGCGACACGAACGGCGACACGTTGAATGACCGCTGGTCGGTGACGATTGCGGGCGAGTATGCGGCGCGTGAGATCGTAGTCGAATTCGTGGCGGGCGATTTATCCGCTGGGTGTGATGGCTATTCGCCGATTCTGCCTATCTGCGTGTCATCCGGCGGTGGCAACACTGTGATTAGCGGCGATGCGTGGGTGATGGCGCGGCCTGCGTTGTATGAGGGCTACGCGATGGCCCAGCCAAATGTCGGGCTTGACCCGAAAGTGACGGGCAACTACGCCCAAACGGTGAAGGTGTCGCGGCGCTGGGTTGACACCAGTGTTGCGCCTGTAATCAGCGACGACACTTGCGGTCAGTGTGGCGCGTGCGAAACGTGCGCCCAAAATGCGTGCTGCGGCACGCTGAGTGCGAAGATCACCGATTGCCGGTTGGGAATCGGGATGCTGAGCGGTTGCGCGAGCGGCAACAAGGCCACATTTTCATATTGGGCTGGGGCCGGTTGCGCGGGCTGCGAGGCGGTTGACGACAATGCCGCTGTCATGCTGGCAGTGGCACTGCTGAAAAGCCCGTGCTGCTCGTGTGGCGATGCGCAAGGCAATATGCAGTATCACCGCTGGCAAGAAGATCGTGCGATGCGCACGAACGACAAGGTTTATCTTGGCTCGACGGTGCATTTGACCCCGTTTGGCACGAAAGACGGGGCGATTAGGGCGTGGGAGTTGGTGAGACAACACGCCTTGGGTCGAGGGGTGATGCTGTGATCAAGGTGAAGCTGAAGATGCCCAAAAAGCTGCTGGACGCGGCAGAAATGCAGGCAAAGGTTAAGGCCGCGAGCGACGATGCACGGAAATTTGCCAAAGACAAGCTAGAGGGCGTGACCGGCAAATTTGACACCGTGCGGGTGACGTGGCAAGAGACCGAGAGTGGCGTGGCTGATTGGACGCTGGACACGGATAGCAAGGTTTACGGCTATTTGGACGAAGGCACAAAAGTGCGTTACGCGCACATGACCTCCGACTTTGCGCCAAGAACTAGCCCGGGTTCGTTTAGCGTTGGGCCGAAAGTCGGCGGCGTGGCGTTTATCAACAAGAATCGCCCATTGCCGGGTATCAAAGCCCGCAAGTGGACAGAACAAACCGCGAAAGAAACCGAAGCGATGGCAAAGAAGCGATTCGCGGAAATTTTATAGGAGTGTTTTAGATATGGCAATTAACAATAGCGACGAATTTGTTCGCGTGGTGCTGCAAGAGCGCGGTGCAGCCCCAATCAATCCGCATTATGAGCAGGGGCAAAACCTGATCAGTGCGAACATGAGCGCGATTGAAGAGAATGTGGCCCAGCCGGTGTATATCCGCGTCAACGGAAAGTGGGTAAAAGTGGCGACTCAACCGCAAGAGCCGGGCGATAAGGATTTCAGCCTCGTGTTTACCGAGGAAGCGGCCCAGCTTCATGCCGTGATCGCCAAGCCGTCGTGCGCCTATAACGTGTATCTGGTGTATTACGCCTGTGGTGTGGCAACCCGCGTGAAGGTCTTGCAGAACGCCACTCGCGCCTCGACCGAGAACGGCGATGTTTTTAACCGCAAGGACATCAGCGAATACAACGAAATCACCGTGACGTTCAATTATGACTCGGCTTATGACGTAGTGGGCGTGACGGCTGGCACGCTGGCGGATTCCGTGATCACGACCGAGGTCGTCAGCGTTGTATATGCCGACAAGGAAAGCTGCGGCGAGTGCGGCAACCCCAACGACGGCAGCCAGACCATGTATGCGGCGGTTGCGCCCATCACCGATGTGCACCAATTGGTGTATCAGGTGGATGGCGGCGCGGTGAGCATTTTGCCGCTGACGACCTCGCCAGCAGTGGCGGCAAGCTCGCCAGCAAAGGGATTGGCAATTGCCGGAAACTATGCGGTAGTGGCCTATAAAACCAGCGCAAGCGCGAGTGGCATTGTGACCACCGGCCTGATTGACGGCGTGCCTCAGAGTGGCACAAGCCTAAACCTGACGGTGGCCAACATCGGTATCAACGACATCGTGGCTGAAGGTGGCAAGATTTGGGGCGCTGGCGAGGCTGGCAAGGTGTTTTTCACGCGCAACGCGGCTGCGCTCGGTTCTGCCCCTGTGATCGCAAGCGGCATCACGAGCAACGCGCTCAACCGCGTGGTAGAAAGTGGCGGCTACAAAGTTTTTGGCGGCGTGACCATGACCCTGTTTTACACCAACAGTGACGGCAACGGCACACCGACATTTACGCTTGTTACGCCGCCAAACGGCTCAACGATTGTGTCGGGTGCGACACCGGCAGGGACTGAGGGCATCACCGCCCTGTATGCCGATGGGCGCAAGCTGTGGATCGGGCTATCAAGCGGGCGCGTGTACTACACGCCCAACTACCGCAACGCCCCTGCGCCGCGCTGGTATGAGGTTGTTATTCCAAATGCTGGCAACGCGGTGAGCGTTAACGACATCAAGGCCGCGACCCCAGAAGTGATTTTGATTGCGCATGGAGCACGGGTTTATCGCGCTGTGAATGGCGGTGCTGCGGGTGAAACGCCCGCCGACCTTGGGTTTAGCGAAACGCGCTGGATTGGCGGCTATGCTGGCACGGCCCAACGCATTAACCGCATTGCTGTGCCGGTGGCCGGAGCCGATTTTGTGAAGGCAAATGCGTTCTATGCTGCTGGTTTGGGTGTAAGCACCGACGGTATTTTGCTGAGCGCCAGCGCGACGCTGGCGAACAGCTAGAAGAGTGCTAAGTGCTAAGTGCTAAGTGGTTTTTGCTTAGCACTTGGCACTTAGCACTTTAACAAAAAATGACAAAACAAACGACGATTGAGCCGTCAAAGTTGCGGCCCGTGACATTTTCGGCGGGTGAAACCGTCTTGTTTAGGCGTATCAGCGCGATGCGGCTATCCATTTTGATGGACGGGCTACGCCGCGATTATGAGCGCCGCAACCCGAAACCGACCCCGCCAATGGTTAAGCGCAAGGTGGCGGCGGGGGTGGAGATTGAGAGCGCCGACACGAGCGACAAGGCTTACATCACATTGGTTCAGATGTGGGAGCGCGACGCAAGCAGCGTTTCAGGCACAGCTTTGATGCGCTATTTAGCAAATCAGGCCGTGCTGACAGATGAGCAGGCAGAACAGGCGCGAGATCTGCGCGACGAGATGGAGGGCGCGACGGGCGTGGCGCTGGATGACAGCGACACCCAACTATTTGTCTTGGGCGTGGCGATGCGCCCGGCGGATTACAACACGCTGATTGCCATTGCGGGCGATATCGAGGCTGAAATAGAAAAAAAATAGCCACATGGGATGTTAAGTTCAAGGGCCGCGATGTTTTTACATGCCCGACGGGAAAGCCGTCGGGTGTTGCGTATTCGCGGCTGTATGAATATGACCGCGCCGCTACCCATGCTGGCTACAAATGGCGCGAATTTATGCGCCTGCCAATCGACGAGCAGGCGCATTGCATTGCACGCTACCGCGTGGAGATGCAAATGCAGGCTGTGACGGCACACGACAGCGAGCGACAAGCCGAAATGAAAGCCAAGGCCGCGCAAGGCAAAAGGGGAAGTTAGCGAATGGCGACACAACGAATAGGCATTGAATTTACCGTTGATGGGGCGGATAAAGTCATATCGGCGGTTAAGGATATCGAGGCCGCGCTCGGCAAGATGCAGGAAAGTTTTGCCAAATTCGGCTCGTCTTCGGGCGCATTTGGCGGCATTGGCGATGCGGCGGCCAAGGCCGGACAGCAGGTCAAAGACGGACTTGGCAAGGGGGCTGATGGATTTGGCCCCTTGCAGCGCGAGGCAGAAAAAACAAAGCAGAGTTTCGCGGACATCGCGGCAGCGGCAACAAAATCGTTTGGCAGCGGACTGCTGGACGGGTTTGGGCTGAGCCAATTTACCAGCATCACCGGCGCGGCGACAGAACTGGGGCGTGCGCTGGCAGAGGCCGCGATTGAAGGCGTGAAAATGGCGGCAAGCCTTGAGACGACGTTTAGTCAAATCAAGGGCCTGACCAATGCCAGCGCGAGTGACATCGAGGGCTTTAAGTCCGCCGTCGCCGACATCAGTGTCGAGGTGGGCAAGAGTCAAAAGGAATTGGCAGAGGCACAATATTTCATTGCCTCATCCGGTTTTGCTGGGGCTGACAGCCTAAAAATTCTCGAATCGAGCGCAAAGGCGGCGGCGGCTGGGCTAGGTGAAACCAAGAAAATCGCCGATCTCACCACGAGCGTATTGAACGCCTACGGGCAGGGCGCGGGCGAAGCGGCGCGGGTGACCGATGTGCTGATCTCGGCAGTGAAGAACGGCAAGGGCGAACCTGATCAGTTTGCCAGCGCGTTGGGCCGCGTGATCGGGATTGCCGCAACGGCGGGGGTGTCGTTCGAGGAATTGACCGCCAATATCGCCACGTTCACCAACGTGGGCGTGAACGTGAACGAGGCCGTGACGGCTGTTCGGGCGGCAATTTTGAACCTTGAGAAGCCGAGCAAGCAGGCCAGTGAAGCCCTGATGAAGATTGGCTTAACCGCGCAGGACGTGCGCGACATGATCAAAAACGTGGGGTTATTTGAGACTCTGCGGGATATCTATCAGCGCACGGGCGGCGATATTGACGCGCTGGGCCGAATATTTGGAAATGTGCGCGGTTTGGCCGGGGTGCTGGGCACAGTCGGGACGCAGGCGGAATCGTATGCGCGAAATCTTGAGAGTGCCAGCAAAGCGACCGGCAACCTTGATAAGGCGTTTGGGGCGGCGGCTGAGACGACGGCATTCAAAGCGAAGCAATTTGAATCGGCGCTAGACCGCGTTAAGATCGCGTTTGGTCAGTTGGTGTTGCCCGGTGCGACGCAAAGCCTTGAGGCGTTTTTGGCGGTGCTGGACAAATTAAACGGCACACAGGTAACCAGCACGGCAAAAACCGAGGGGTTGACGCAAATTGCGAAGGCTGCCTATGACACAATACCGCCGATCGAGCAATTGATTGCCAAATACGAGGCGATGGGGGCAACCACCGCGCAGGCGACACGATTGGCCAGCGCCGAGATGGAGGGATTGCAAAGCAAGCAATCGGCAGCGATTCAAGCGCTCTCTGGTGATTTGGCGAAATATGGCAAGACCAGCGAGGAGCAGCTTAAGCATGTTGACATTGCGCTAAAGCAATTAACCGACGGCTATTTGAAATTCGGTGTGTCGCAAGAGCAGATTAGCCGAGGCGCTATTCCGCAGATCGCAGCGCTGCAACAGATGCGAGATGAGTTGGCACGAAACGCCGACGAAACCAAACGCCTCATTAACATCAACGAGGGTTTGCCACCAGTAGCGGCGGCGACGGCTGACGCGACAAATAAGTCCAAGGTAGCGTTTAGCGAGGCGACACAGGCCGCGCTCGATATGGCAAAGTCGTTCGAGGCTAGCGAAGGCTCGGTGAGCGCATTAGCTCAGGCAAAATTAAATTTAAAAACGGTTACGGCGCAGCTAAAAGATGCCGAAAAGGAACTGGAAGACGCGGTGACGCTGGGACGTATCACCGACGAGCAAGCCCAAGCTGCGCTGGGCGTGTTGACGGATAAGAAGCTGGCGGCTGAGCAAGCGGTTAAAAACCTGACCAAGGCGCAGCGCGACGCGGCTAAAGCCGAGCAAGAGATTACGAGCGCCATTAATGCCGGAATTGGGGCGCTTGGGAAGAAAACCGAGGCAATGGATAAATGGGCCATCGCGCAGGAAGCGGCGCGGCTGGCGCTTGGGTTGTCGAGCGAGGCGGCTTTCAAGGAGGCCGGAGCCATTAAGGCGGTAAGCGAGGCTTACACCAATGGCACAATCAGTCTCGACACGTTCGTCAAAAAGTTGGCTGATTTGAAGAGCCGCAAGTTGTCGCCTGACGATATTTTGAACTCGGTGCTATTTTCGGGCACGAACGCGGCAAAGGACGTGGCGGTGGTTCTAAATGTGACCACCAAGGTGAATGCCAACCTAGACAGCACCAAAGACGAGATCAACAAGGCTTTTGACCCGATCAAGGCGTATGCACAGGGCAAATTTGCCGTGCCGACGACCATCCCGTTTAATATTGATATTGAACCCAAAATACCCAATACCGGCAGCGCGTGGCTAGGACGCATTGACGAAATTGTCAGGCGTGAAGTGTCGCCGGGTAAGGGGGTTGGGCTGAGCAAGGTAGAGATACCCGTCATCCCCACGCTCGACACAGCCGCACTGACGCAGGCAACGAGCGCAGTAGAGAGCGCCAAGACGCAGATTGCGAGCGCGATCAACGACGGCACGGTGACGACGGCAGCCAGCACGATGGCGACGCAGGTGACGGACGCGATTGAGCGCATCCCTGCCAACGTAGCGACGACCGGCGCAGAGATTCCGGCGGGGCTGGCGACCGGCATTAGCAGCAACACCGGCGGGCTGATGAGTTCGATCACCATGATGGGCGATCAGGTGATCACTGCCATTAAGGGTGTGTTTGGTGTGGCCTCACCTGCGACAACGATGATCCCAATTGGAAGCGATATTGGCGCGGGAATTGGCGTCGGCATCACCAATTCTACGCCGTTGATTACCACGCCATTTGGCGAGATATTTGTGCAGATCGGGGCTATCGCCACAACGGGGCTAGCTGGGCTTAAACTCAACTGGGATACGGCGTGGCTGGGGATGCAAACCACCGTGCAAACCAGCACGATGACCATTTCGGGCGGTATTGCCACGTTCGGGGGCGAGATCAGCACTTCGATTAGCGGGACGCTCGCGGGGGTGCAAAGCACATGGGATACGGCGTGGGCAACTATTCTAGGCAGCACGACGACAAGCACGGCTCAGGTGCAGGGTGCAATCACGACCAGCAACGCGGCGATTCAGAGCGACACCGGCACGGCATGGAGCACGATTGCGACGCTAATTAGCGGCAAAAACGACGAGATTCGGGCCAACACCAATACGACTTGGAACACGATCACGGCTGATGTGAGCAGCAGCATGGGCGAAGCGGCAAGCGTGGTGAGCAGCAAAGCCAACTTGATTACCTCGGAGATTCGCACCGGCTGGGGCGAGGCACAGCGCAGCACTACAACCACATTGCAGGTGATGGGGGCGGCGATTGACGCCGCATTCAGCAACTATGTGCGCGGGGCCAGCGCCGGTATGCAAAACATGAACACCGCCGTGCGCACGGGATTGTCGCAGGCGTTGTCGGTGTTGGATGATGCTAAGAATAAAACCTTCCAGTTTGGCGTGAACATGATGGACGGCATGACCAACGGCGTGAGGCAGGCCGCCGGGCGGCTGGCCGAGGAAGCGCGACGGGCCGCCAATTGGGTGCTAGATACGATGAAATCAACCCTCGGTATTCGTTCCCCCAGTTGGAAAACCGAACTGATGATGAAGCAAACCATGCAGGGTGGCGAGATTGGCGTTGACAAGAACGCACACCTTATGGCAGACGCAGCGGGCCAAGCAGCGCAAGGCGTGCTAACTGAGATGGAGCGCGTGCTGGATATTGCATCGCCATCGGGCGCGGCTGAGAAAGTCGGCGAGCAGGTTGGCAAAGGCGGCGAGATCGGCATTAATAACAGTGCGCCGGGCGTGCAGAGTGCGGCAGAAAAAACATGGCAGGGCGTGCTAAATGTTATTAAAGCGCAACTGGGCGAGTTGGCAAAAACGGCAGGCGGTGGGGCCGAGGTGCAGGCGGCGCTTGGCAAACTGATCGAGGGCGTGAACCCGCAAAGCCTGAAATCGTGGGGCGATGCCAGCCGGTTTATCACGAGCGCCATCAGCCAAATCAAGAATGCCTCAAAGCGCGACTTTGACGCGGCGCATCAGTTGCCCATCAACGCAAGCAAGGCGATGCGGGCCGAGGTAAGCCGACAGTGGAACGCCGTCGCAGGTGACATTGACACGGCTGGCAAGCGGGTGCGCGATAGCGCAGGCAATGCCAGCGATGATTTTAAAGAGGCGTTTGGGGCAGGTTTTAAGGGGCTTGGCACAACTTCAGCAGGGTTATTCAAGCAAATCGAATCGGAGTTGGCCCCGATGCGCAGCGAAATCAGCAGCCTCGTAAGCAAAGACTTTAAGGGGTTGAATCGCGCCACACAGGATGAAAACCGCCAATTTGGGCGCGACTTGAGCAGCACTTGGGACGATGTGTCGCGGGCAGTTGAGGCCAAGGTATTGGCGATGCGGCTTGAGGTTGACAAGCAATTTCAAGGGCAGATTGACGCGACCAAGGACGGCGGGCTAAAAGACAGCCTGCGGGCGCAATACACAGCGGCCAAGGCCGAGGTGACGCGCAGGGCCGAAGAAATGCGCGATGCGGCCCAGAAAGCGTGGCAGGAAATGCGCCAACACGCGCAGGATAACAACACCGAGATGAGCCGCAACACCTCGGACGCTTACGCCGAGGTGCGCACCGAAGTAAGCGAGCGGTTGAAGGCGATCAAAGCCTCGGCGGTTGAGGAATGGGCCGAGGCGAAAGAGGCAGCAAACAAGGCCGTTGCTGAGATGAAAGCCAAGGGATTGACAGATTTCAGTGCCATTGAAGCTGGATTGAGCCAAAAGGCGGCTGAGATACAAAAAAATGTGTCGGCTGAGTATGCCGACCTTGAGGCGGATGTGCGCAAAAAGCTGGGCGAGATCAAAGACAGCAACCTGACGACGTGGGGTGACACCTACAACGTGGTGGAGGCGACGCTGAGCAAAATAAGCAGCATCGCTGGTATTAACCTCGATGCGTTGGCGGCTAGGTTTACTGGCGCTGCCGACGCGATCGGCAAGGGGAGCAATCAGATACAGCAGGGGATTAAAGATGCCTTGGGCGGCAGCGATACATCGAAGTTCTCGAAACAGGTAAACGATCTGATTGCTAATGGCGCTGGCAAGGGCTACACCGAGTTTTACAACCAAATCAAAGAGTTTATCGCGGGTGGCGGCAAAGTCACGCAAGAGGAATACGAGGCGGTTTTGCGCGAGTTGCAAACCAAATCGGCGAACATTTACGAGGCGGTTGGCGGCGTTGGCATGATCGGCGACGAGCTAAAAGCCGCGATCAAAAAGGTGGCCGACACGCCCAAGGAAATCTTGGATAAGGCCACTGCCGAGGTTCCGGCTGGGGTGAAGCGCTTCACCGAGGCGGTCGAATTGCCGGTGGGCGAATTGGCCGACAAAATCAACGTGGACATGAGCGAGATCGTAAAAGGGCTAGGCACGGGCGGCGGCGGCATGGTGGCGGCGCTGGAGGGCGTTCCGGCGAAAACCGAGGTTGTGTTTACGGAGATCAAGGCTCAGTTTGGCTCGATGGCCGAGAATGTGCGCGGCAATCTGGGCTTGATTAATCAGGCGCTGCAGGATGGCACAAATTACGCGCTGGCGATATTGTCGCCTGTGCCTGCTCAAATGCGCGACATTGGCGACAGCATTGTCGGCGAACTGATCAACGGCATGGTGGCGCGGCTGGGTGAGTTGCAAGGCGTGGTGAACGAGATGACCGCGATTGCGGCTGGCGATGTTGGACGCAGCGCGTTGGTGCGGGTGGCTGAGCCAGCCTCGGCACGCGGCAACACCTACAACAATAGTAATAGCGTAACAAACAATTTCACATTTCCAGTGAGCGGCAGCACAGAGCGGGCGGCGATTCGGGCCGCGAATGTGCTACGCCCGAGATTTTAGACAGATATGGCAAATTATTATCCACAGGCCACATTGCCGAGCGGCGATCTGATTGGGGCGCTGGGCGGCTGCCCGTTTTGGGTAGAGGAACCGCGAGCGGGTGCGGTGAATTACGCAACTTTGTATCCGGTTTTTTTTCACATAAACCCAACCAAATGCGCCATTAGTATTGGCCCGTCGGCGACTATGCCTGCTGATTACAACATCTCGTTTGATGTAACCACCAGCAAACCGGGCGGCGTGCTTCACGCTCAGGTGGTGCATTTCATGCAAGATTTCTCCGGCCCGCCCGACGTCGCGCTACAGAAAACGATTATCAGGTTCAGTGGACAGCGAGTTTATTTGAGCCTAAAAACAAAAGTGGGCGGGTTTGCAGGGTTTGGGCTAGAGCTAAGAACAAGTTACAGCAATGGTTCATTTGGTATCACTAACCTTGTCGTGGCTGACGGCGCTGACCCACAAGAGTATGGATACGGCGACGACTGGAAAAACAACACGCGCACAACCCATGCCGGCGTAAAGCGCAACCTAGGCGAATATTTGTCGCAAATCGTGAGTTGGAGCGGGCTGAGCGTGGCGGATATTGCCAATTACGGCACGGCGGGACGCGGGGCGATGAACTACCAAACAAGCAACGCGCAACCGCGTGAGTTGCAACTTGTGGCGACGCTAGCCGGTGATGGTGATGCCAATAGCTACGCCAAGGCACGCGCGAAACTCGAAAATTTGCTGTTGCGCTACGACCCGATCACGCGCAAAAACCGCGCTATTCGGTTTCATTTTCAAATGCCGGACGGGTGCGGCGGGTATCAAGGCCCGCGCTATGTGTTTGAGGCGCGATATGTGGGGGATGGATTGCAGCAAACTTATACCAACGATGTCGGCGAGTTGTTGAGTTTGCGGTTTGAGCTAAGCACACCGATCATGGCGGCAGGCGACACAACAGCGACATTGAGCGTGACGGCGGCGAACGGATCCACAACAAATGTGATGCGGCGGCTGGCGAACGGCGAGTATGTGCCGGTGCCCGGAAGCCCGGGTGTGCCAATTGGCTCGTGCGAGTTACCTGATGGACGAATCGCTTTTTCGTTCGCGTCCACGACGCTGGGGGTATCTATCTACTCCCCAGCCGACAATACGTGGTTTTCCTCCGCGACTGGCCCAGCCGCGACAGGCGCTGGGCGTAAAATCGTCGTTGATGCCGCTGGTCGAATTTGGAGCGGCTGTGGCAGCACGGTTTTGGCCTATTACACGATTGCAAGCAATACGTGGACGATCGTAACGCACGGAGTCGGCACGATCTCCAGCTTGCTCGCCACGAAATCTGGCAATATCTATATTGCTGGGAACACATCGCCGTTTTTGCAGATGTGGGACAGCGTTACCAATACGATTGTAGCTGTGCCGGGTATAACGGTGAATGGCTCGGTGCACATGATGACCGAATCCTGTGGTGGGAGGGTGTTTGTGGTGGGAGGAATGACTACCCCGTTTTCAGGCTCATTTTTTTACAATTTTGTTAGTCGCTCTGCGACCGCTGGCAATGCCACCTCGCCAGCCAGCGGCGGCTATTTGGAAATGAGCACTCACCCCCAAACGTGCGAGATATACGCAGATGGCGGGGCAAGCTGGTTTGTAAAATACAATGGTGGGGCATTCGCCACAGTCGGGGCAGGGGTAAACAACCAAGTTCGCGGGATCACATTTTCGCGCAACGGTGATGTGTTTATTGGCGGCAAATTTACCGCCAATGGCACGAAGCCGTTGTATTGGTTTGCGCGAATTAGCAGCGGTATTTATTATCGTGAACCAGTGACCATGACCGGCAGCACGGTTTGGACGATGTTAACGGCGGTGGACGGGAGCATTTACGCTGCTGGCGACTTCACCGCGACTTACAGCACCTCTGCATCGCTATCAATATCGTATTGCGGGAGCGAGGCCGCCAATCCAACCATTGAGATTGTGGGCACTGGCACAGGTGCGCAGATTTACAGCATCAGTAACGAGACAAGCGGCGTCAACTTGCTGTTCAATCCGCTGACGGTGGGAGCGGGGGAAACGGTGACAATTGACACGCGACGCGGCACAATTAAAAGTAGTTACGGCGGCACGGTGACAGGTGCGCTGTCGGGCGGCTCGGCGGTCACCTCGTTTAGGCTTTTGCCGCCCGACGACAGCGAATGTTGCCGAACCAATACCATTAAAGTGTTGGCGCTGTCTGGCACGTGCACGGTAAACGTGCGCTATAAAACGCAATACAAAAGCGTAAACAGCGGGGCAATCTGTGAGTAATTACGTGATCCGGCTTGAGGATAGCAGCGGCAACGGACTGCTGGAGTTGGCGCACGGCGTGGACGGCGGCTATGTTACGGCGGCATGGGAGCGGCTGACCAATGACATGGGCAGTTGCACGATTGCGATAAGCCCAAGCGTGCCAATTCGCTATTTGCAGCGCAATAACCGCATCAAAATTTATCGAATGATTGGCGAGACACTGCGGCTGGAAAATGAGACATGGTATTTTCTGACGCGGTTGCGACGGGTGCAGGATGACAACGGGGTGTGGACATGGGAGATAACTGGCGTTGATCTGAACGCGCTGCTGGCGTGGCGCGTGGCGGCGAATTTTGCGCAAAACGCGGCAGTTGACAAAACGATGCCAGCCGACAACATGATTAAACAGGTTGCTACTGAGCAGTTTGGCTCATCGCCAACCGATTACGCCGGGGCAGCGGCTGGGCGCAGTTGGGCGGGTGTAGCAATCGAATCGCAATTTGGTCTCGCGCCAACGATTGATCGTAAATTCGCGCACCGCTATTTGCTCGATGCGTTCAAGGAGTTCGCAGATGAGAGCGCGTCGCAGGGGAAGTGGCTAGGGTTCGATTTGGTGGACACTGGCATTAACTCGTTGATGCTGCGTACCTACATTGGGCAGCGTGGCAGCGACCGGCGGGCCGGTTCGTTGCAGGCGATTGTATTGTCGAGCGAGCGCGGCAACATTGTCGCGCCGGTGCTTGATTTCGATTACACCAACGAGGCGACGCATATCTACGCGCTGGGCGGCGGAACGGGGGCAAGCCGAATTGTGCAGACGGCTACCGACGCGCTTCGCGTCGCGTTTTATGGCCCATATGGGCGCATCGAGCGCACCCGCGACGCTCGCAACCTCTCCGGCACGGGCGAGGTGCTGAGCGAGGCAAAGGCCGAGTTGATTAACGCTCGACCGCGAGCAGCGCTGACATTTAGAGTGGTGGACGTTGACGGCTGCGAGTATGGCTCTGATTATTTTTGGGGTGATCTGGTGACAGCTGAGGTGTGGGACAGCACGGACATGATGGGGAACCCGACAGCGGAATCAACGCTGTTCACAATGGATGTGCGTATTCACAGCGTGAGATCTTCGGTTGATGAGAATGGGGTTGCGTCGCACGAATTAGGCGTGGGCGACGCAGGCGAGTATGGCGCGGCCACCGGCGGTGTGACGATCTACGGCGGCAGTGTGCCGGTGACGATTGGGCAGGCGAGCGCAGATCGCTACGCGGCGGCATTGGCTGAGATTGGAGTGAGTGTGGCGGATATGGCGGCGCGGGTGCGGCGTATTAGTGTGGTCGAGGGGTGAGTGATGGTCAGTCCAGCAGTTTATAAAGATTGCGACCGCGAGCGATGCGCTGATGCCCGTCACTTCCGTCCACGAGGTATCGAAGCTGTTTTGATGCCTCAAACATGTTTACAAAATCGCGGCGAGGCACAAACGCCGCGATTTTTTTTGCGTTGGTGTCAATGATAACGCGCTCGACTAGGATGCGCAAAATGTCGCGCTTGGCGATTTCGTCGGCGCTCTGCCATATTTTTAGCATGTCGTCGAGATAAATGGCAATGGCGGCATTGTCTTGGCGCGTCGGGGCCGGTAGCCGCGCAAGGTCGGCGGCAATGCGTTCGGTTTCGGTCTCTAGCCCGGCCTCGGTGATATGCCCGCGCTGGTATAGTTTGAGCACGCGCTCGCGCTCGGCCTCTAATGATTTGCGCTCGCGCTCAATGGCGGCGACGGCTGAGTCGGAGGTGATTTCGGAGAGAGCCAGATCGCGCATGTTTTTTGGCAGGGCCAAAGCGGCAATCATTTGCTCTATCTGATCAATGAGGTAGACCTCACGCACCGGCGATTGTGACGCGCTACACTCTAAACCGCGTTCGCGGGATGTGCAGCGGTAGGTTTTGGCGTATTCGCGGTCGCTAAGGGCTTTGGCTCGCATCGGGCGACCACATGCCGCGCACACAGCAAGTTGTTCGCCAAACAGATACACACGGTCTGATTTCGGTGCGCCGCCATGCCGCGAGCGGCTGGCGCGGATGCGCGTCACCTCGTCGTAGGTGTTTTGATCTATAAGCGCGGCATGGTTGCCGCGCATGAGGCGCACTTTTGTTTTGCTCTCGCGCTTATCGCTGCCCCCGCGGTACACGACCCACCCCGCATAAAATGGATTGCGCAAGATGGCGGCGGCTGAATCTTTTCCGATTGGCTTGCCGACGCGGGCTGACAAATAGCTGGCAATGTCGTCATCTGAATAATTCGAGGTCGCATACATTTCAAACGCGGCTTTGACGTGTGGCGCGTTTGCGTCAAACTCGATAATTTCACCATTGCGCACGTAACCAATCGGCGGGCGGTTGTTGTGGTGGCCCTGCTCGAACCGCTCACGTTTGCCACGAGCGGTTTCAACGCTGAGATTATCTATATACCATTGCGCAAATGCGGCCAGCAGTGTGAGCAGCACGCGCCCAAGTGGCGTAGTGAAATCGTGCTGCTCGGTGGCACTGGCGAAAGAAACGCGGTATTTCTCTAATTCGTTTAGCGTGGTGAGAATATCGAGAATTGAGCGACTAAACCTATCGAGCTTGTGGCACACGATCACATCGAACTCGCTGGCCCGTGCAGCAGCGAGCATACGCTCGAAATCGGGGCGGCTGGTGGTTTTGGCGCTAAAACCATCATCAACATACTCATTGATGATTTTCCAGCCGCGCAACTCGCAAAATTGTGCGCAAATTCGGCGCTGAGAATCAATGCTGAAATTCTCGTGTTGCATCTCCGATGAGACGCGAAGGTAAATTACTGCTTTCATTATTGGTGACGATCGAAATGATTAGGCTGACCAACTGACGCTGTAGCGGGGTGACCGCATCAAGCGCGTCGGTGTCTGGTTCCAGTATTTCGTCGGAGAAAATGATCTGAGCGAAAGGGGTAATGGTCGGGGGCGTATTGGTTGTGCTAATCATGTTTTATTCATCTCTTTGGGCCATGGTGTTTTTTATTGCTGCACGTGCGTTGTGAATTGCGGTTTCGGCGACACTTGTGCCCGCCTCACCCCATACCGTGCCGGATTGTGCCGCGCTGTAATAGGCTATAGTGTCAATGCTGTCCGGCCCGATTTTCCTCCACGCGGCAATATCCAGCAAATCCCATCCCGCGCCCAACACGTGAATCCATGCGTTTTTGAGTGCGCCGCGAATCATCTCGAATGCGTATTTGATGTTTTGTCGCTCCGCCTCAATGCTGCGCAGCCCCGGATTGCTAAAAAAAATAAACGACGGCTCGTATGGCATATAAAAATTAATTTGGAGCTGGACTGAATGCAAATCAATTTGTTTCGGTTTTTGGCACTGAATGACGGGCGCGACGGAGCAAAATCCGGCATCGTGCCACCGCGACCAGTTACGCATAGTTGCAGATGGAGATAGATACTGATCTGGGGCACAGGCAACGCGGGGAAAACCTGCCCCCGCCTCATATTGCCGGTAGTGGCGATTCAGTTTTTGCATGTGTGCAAAATCAATTGATCTGCCGTATTGCGACAACCCAAATGCACCGCTGTCGCAAATGACAAATCCATTTCCTGACAACGGTTCGGGCGCGGATGGGTATGCGTAGAGGCGCGAGGCAAACATGAGTTTGCCTCGCATCGGGACGGGTGTTGCGCATACGAAAATCATGGGACAACACACCTCGTGTTTTGTTTGAAACCGTAGTATGGGGGACGAACACCGTAGTGGCGTTGATTGAACTCGTGAGCGTTGTCAACTAGATATGCAGGGATCGCTCGTGCTGGCTTGCCGCCGATCCACTCAGAGCAGTTTTCGTGCCACTGCTCAACCTCCCATCTGCTAACGCGCCCCCAGCCGTAGGATTGTTTTTTGCCGACGTGGGTGACGGTAGACAGCAGTCGTTTGATTTCGTCGCCGTCGCCCATGCAAAACCAGTGGCATTTTTCCGCAACGCGGTATGAATATGGATTGTGGTATGCCTTATATTGTCCCTTTTCGATCACAACTACGCCGCGTTTATTGTCAAAATCCACTAAATCTGCCAAATTAGTATCAAATCGTTTCACCCAGTGGTCAACACCCTCGGCGGCCCACCATTTTGCGGGCTGGGCAAACGAACACATGAAATACCACTCGGCGCTAATACGGCGCCGAATAATTGGCATTGCCTGATGCTCCATATTGGATGGGTCTTCACCTCCGGGCAAACTGAAATCACGATGACCGAGCCGATCACGCTGAACCTGATATCTGATAATGCCATCGAGCGGTAGATACTCGTCGCACACGACGCCGGTGGCAAAATTTGCGGTGATGCGTAGCGGCGCAATACCGCTACGCATATATGGAATATCAAACCATTTGGTTGAGTGTGGCACGAATATTTTCTCCGTTTTTATTTAAGTGGCTTAAATATTGAGTCCCAAGCGTAAATGATACAGCGCTTCCGCTTGGCGCAAGACGCGGGTCTATTTCCATCCAATTATCAAACCTGACTGAAATCTTGCCGTGTCCAATTGATGATTTTCCACCAATGTATGGAAGCCTAGAAAACTCTGCAAGCGTGATGCAAAATGCCTCAAATTCGGTATCGGTCACATCGTCTAAACATAATTCCCAAAAAAAACGGGTTCCACTGGCGAGCGTTTCAACGCTGTACCGCATTTGCTGGTGTGCTCCGGTATCGGTATCTGGCTCATCGATCGCAGCTCGTTTTAGTGCGGCGTTGGTTTCTAGTCGCTTGCGGGCTTCCGGCTCGATGAGACCACGCAGGTTGTCGTTTTTTTCGTCGTCGCGTCGGGCATAAGACTCGCGCTGCACCATATCCCAAATGCTGGCGTTGCAATTGGATGACAATGATTTTGGCACAATGTGCGCAGTTTCGGCACAAAGTGGAATTAGTTTGCCGCATTTAAGCTTGCCCGGCATAATCTGATTGCCAATTGCCGCTCCAAAAATCGAAATAAGAGGAATATTACTACGCATGTTTCGCGCTAAATCCACATCAATTCCGCGAGAAACGGGCTTTGATTTTTCCTTATTGCCAACAAGCGAACCGCCACTAAATAAAAAATAAAAAGCGGCTAGGCTAAGGCCACACGGTACGCCGTTTTCGTCCGGCTCACCATAACCAATTGACCGGCACATGTGCAACATTCCACGATCACGCAACATGCCACGTATGCCGTTGCCGCTAAAAATTGGCACTTCCTCAACCGTGCCATCGCCAGCGACGATCTTCTCGCGGCGTAACAGCGATGTAATACCGCGATTCTCGCCAATATGACTAATGCTTGATAGCGCCGTAACAGCGCCGTTAAAAATATATGTTTTCATTGTAATAAATCTGATTGAATGCTGTCCTTTCGATTTTTAGTTGTGTCTATTTCGTTTCGGAGAATCAAAATTACTATGCTCGTCTCCTCTCGTAGCGATTTTAAAACCGCCTTGTCGTTCCCACTGTTTATGAGTTGCTCGACGGCAAGGCGTTCGTTGTCCGTGCGTCCAACACTCCGGACACTCATTGTGTTGCAAATGTTGCTAAGCCATTTTGCGAGCGACGAGGTATAGGCGGCGGCGGCAATGTTGTCGCCAAAAATTGACCAGTAAGTCAATCGTTTTTTGCCCCATATGTCCCAATCCATCGAGCCGTGAACAGCGCGAGCAAGATCGACACACATGGCGCGGATAACATTTCTATCAAAACTCATTTTTGTGATAACCATAACGCAATGGACATAATTCCCGTGCCGCGTTGTGGTTTTACTAACTCTTCGAAATTCAAAAACTTATCCACCCCAAACGCCTGAATGGTTGCTGGGTCGTTGTATACGCCCATCTCAATCGAGGTTTTGCTGAATCCACACTGCATCGCGGACTCAATTTTCGCAACAAGCGCATTAAGCGCAGGCGGCTCGTATCGCACCTGTTTTAATTCAAACTGCACAACCGCATTGCTTCCAATCGAAATCGGCGAGCGAAACACCAGATGTTTTTGCCCGCTGTCCGCAACAACTGCCAACCAGTCGCCATTGGGCGGAGCGCAAAGCAGTTGCCGCATCTCGCGTTTGTGCGACTTTGTAAATGCGTGCCACTGACCATCTATGACAAAATGACTGTATCCGCGTATTTTTTGCGGCCTGTCGGCATTTAACTTTCGAGTTAACTCTTCGTTTTCCTCGGCAGCGCACCATGCGCAGGCAATGCAGACAAATTTGCTGGTGGGGCATTTTGCCTTGTCGTGGTCGGTGAATGTGTCCTTGACAAACTCGCGTAGCGGCACGCTTGCGCCGTTGCCGCCACATAACCAGCACTGCTCCCCTGCTGGTATCGAGTTGCCGGTAGCGACGGCGTATAAAAATTGGGTTGCTGTCATTTGTTATTATGAAACCTCTTATGGCATTCCGCGCACACCGGCACAATATCGCGCACGGGCCATTCCCGCCCTCGATTGTGATAATGCCGGTGATGCGTGAAAGTTGCTGGGCGCGGGCACATGATGCAGCGCCCGCGCAAAAACGGATATAGCACTAGGTGAGTGATGAAACTCACCCAGCGCCACCATATGCCGCTGCGATAGGTTGCGTATTGGGTTTGGCGCTGGCGACGTGTGGTCATTGTGTGTTATGAGTTTGCTCCTGCTTGTATCCAGTGCTCAATCTCCTCAGTGGTCGCCTCATCCGGTTTACAGTATTTTTTGTATGCAGCCTCACTGTCATGAACGAGCAGGCTAGTTGCTTCATCGCCCGCCAGAATAGCGACGATTTTATATAGCGATATTACGTAATCCGAAGAGTCATCAAGGTAGAGCACCTTTACTGCCTCATTTAATACCGCTTGTTCGCGTTGCGTTAATTCTGTCATGTTATCTCCTTGCGCGTTACAGTCGCGCCCCTGATTTACTAAACATATTCGAACTCAATCCGATTGACCGCCCTGTCGGGCGTGCAGCCCTTATGCGTCCGGCAAAACATCGCAACAAACTGTTCTGGCGTTAGGCCGGAGAACCCCTCCAACCGGCATTCGTCGCGCCCATACTCTGGGTTGTCGGTCATTGCCCGTAGGCGCTCGGAGCGAACGCTCACAACACGAATCGGTGTAATTCTGGCGATTTTCTCGCCTTTCTTAAGCCCTTGGCATTTTTCGGCGGCCATCAAAATAGTGCCGGGCTGCAAATTCCACCAGCCATCGCGGCGAGTGACAGTCGCTGTTTTATCCTTGATTTGTCGGGTTTTAAGCGCAAAGCTAATGTATCTCATGGTATTTTATTGTTAATGGGTAGTTTTTGCCCACCTACCTACCTACCTGCCCTATTTTGAGGGTAGGTATATGGCTAAAACGAGACGTTTTAGGTAGGCAGGTAGGTAGGTAGATGGGTAGATTGGGTAGGTAGACGACGAAACGCGGCTAGACATTCATCCCACATCTCGCAAATTTTTCGCCACGAGCCACCGGCGGCGCGGCGGTTCATGGCGGTAAGAACGTTTGTCTTGGTGATTTGGATATTGGCGTTAGCAAGGGCAGACATGGCGGCAATGACGGCTTGAGGCGTGATAGCGTTGTCGGGTGATGGCGGCTGGGTTGGCGGCGCAATTTGGGCGGGGCGTTGGGCCGGTAGCGGTATCGTCTCGTCATAGACATACCCGCGATGCGTCGGCCAATCGGGTATCGGGCATGGGTCGGTAATGTCAAGATCAGGCAAGGCGGCTTGCAATCGAATCGCTTCACCATTGACACAGGCGATAAATGCACCACGTCCGGCCAGCATTTCGGCCCCTGTATCGCTCATACCCGCTGCCATACGCGCTTCAGTGGCGTTGCTCACCTTGCCAACAAAGCGCAAGGGCAGATTGCGCCGTAGGTCTTCGGGCAAACTCTTTGCACTTGGGTTCTGAGTGCAACCAAGGATATGAACACCGGCGCTGCGCCCACGTGCAGCAATGCGGCTGAGCAGGTCGAGCGCGGCCCTACCGCCCGCTAAGGCTGTATCTGCCAACTCATCGCAATAGATCACAATGCGCGGCATTTGCAAGCTGTTGCGGCGCGATAACATGACGCTCACGACATGCTCAAGGGCTAAATATTGCTCGTCGGGCGTAACCGCAACGGGTAACGGCATGTGATGGCTGAGGTTGTTAATTAGGCGCTCATCACCGCCTTTCGGGTCTAAAACCACCACATTTAAGCGGTGTGGCCGGTTTAAATGCGTCAAACTGGTTAGTATCGTTTGGGCCAGCACTGATTTACCGCTGCCGGTCGTGCCACTAATCAACATATGTGGCGTGGCGCTACTGGCAAGGTTAATTGCCAGCGGTTCGCCGTCTTCGCGTAAACCGACAACGGCGTGATATTCGCCAAGCTGACCATATCTAATAATATGATCGGACAAAAATACATCGTTGCCGCTGTATGGGCTAATCTCTCGAATATGGATAAATCCGCTGACAAGCCCTAAGCTGATTTTGTCGCTACGCATCGCCTGAGCGATGATCGAGCGGGCCGAAAAGATGCGGTCGGGGTTGATGCCCTCGGCGGGTTGTAGGACGAAGGTTCTCCCAAAGGCGGTATCTTGACCGCCCACGATGCGACCGTGCAGCCGGTGCGCGGCTAACGCGGCTTCGATGCGGTCGGCGATGGTGTTTAGCATTTGGGCGCTGTTCATTGCTTCACCTCGGTTTTGCACACAATTGATTTGGTCGCAAATGGTGTATTTTTTTGTGTAATTTTCATTTCGTCACCTCATCCACGATAGCCCAATTTCTAGCCCTGTTTGCCTGTGGCGGGGTGTAGATCAGGGTTTCATCGTATTGTGGCCCAGCCGCGCCCGCTGGTAGTTGCGCGGGGCGTGGCAATGGGTGCTGGATGTGATACGGGCGCGTGTCAATTGTCGGGGTTGGCTCGGCGTGGCGGCGGGCTGGGCTGTGGCGAAGGGCGAACACAATGCCAATGATGACAACGCCAGCAACGGACAGAACCGCCAACACGATACCGGCGGTGTCTTTGGCCGACTGGCTCATGCCGGTAACGAGTTGATACGCGCCAACAGAAAACGCCAACACAATGCCGCCAGTGATGCCCAAAAATAGGGCGATTGGGAAGGGGTTCTGGTTGTTGCTCATTTTTTTATCGCACCTCCACATCTCGCATTTGCCATGCCGCCATTTGTCTGATTCGGGAGCCATCAACGCCAAACAATTTACCCAGCAACACGCTATTGGGTTCCGTGCCGTTAGCGCGGCGCTGGGCAATCGTTAGCGCTAACGATTCCTCCGTTAATGCTAACGTCTGAACGTTAGCATTAACGGGTTGTGTGTTAGCCGCGTTAGTGACATTAACGGTTACATTTGCATTGGCGTTAGCGCTTGCGGCGGCTAACGCGAGATTGTGCTGGTGTGTTAGGCGCTCGATTTCGCTGGTGTGTTGGTGCGTTAGGTTCGTTAGCGCGGCATTGTGGTCACGGCGCAGGGTTTCGATGTCGTTTTGAAGGCCGCGAATGATCGCGGCGGCTTGGGTCAGCGCATCGTCGCGCTCGCGGGTGACCGCCTGCAATTTGGCGGTAATGGCGGCAATCTCAGCGCGTAAAGCATCGAGTGGGCTTTCGCGCACAACAAACCAGTGCCACGCGGCGACGATGCAGGCGCACGACATAGTGGCGATGCGGCTGGCAAAATCAGCGAGCCTAGCGTCAATATTCAGGTTAATGAGACCGCTGATAAGCAACGGCACAACCACGCCCCACGCGGCGATGTTGCGGCGGGTTCGGTTTTCCTCGTGCCGTTGGGCATGGAGGAAATAGCCGCTGGTAAATTCGACGACGATCACCGTAACTACCGCCTCGCATAACGCGACCAGCCAGCCGAACTTTTCGCTAACGCGGGCGTAGGTAGCGTAGCCGTTATGCCACATCAGCAATAGCGTTACCGCCCCGAATAACGCCCAGTCGCCCGTTAACGCTAACGGTTTGGTGTTAGCGCTAACGTTAGTGGTGTTAGGGTTGGTGTTAGATGGTGTCATTGGTCGTTATCCTCCATTTCAATTGCGGCGAGTAGTTTCACGGCTTCGCGTTCAGGCATGTTTACTAATAGTTGCCAGATCAGGGCGGTTAGGTCAGTGGTGGTATACATAATTTCACGTCTGGGTTGATCTATGAATTTGGCTGATACGTTTGGCAATAGCGTGATGCGTTTTTTCGTATTTGGCACGATTACAACGTATTGCATTTAGCAATACATTATACTCATGCCGTATTGCAAATTGCAATACATTGCAGATTAAAATGTATTGCTAATTGCAATATAATTCTTAGAACATGAAAACACCGATGACAATGCGACTGTCTGATGAGGCAATAGCAGCGCTTGAATACATTGCGAAACATTACGGCATAGACAAAACGGCAGCGGCAACGTTGGCATTTGTCGAATGGGCCAATATTTTGCGCAGGCGCGAGGCTGCGCAGGAGCCAAAAAACCATGAGACGGCGGGTGACAACCCTTCGCAGGGGTGAACGACGCCACCCGCCGCCGTTGTCGTGTGTGCAAGTTCATCTTGCATTTTTCATTTTGTGTCTAACCTAGATGCGGGTCAGCACCACGACATGCGCCCGCCCAAACGTAACATACCCAAAATTTAAACCTCTACATTTCGATCACCTCCTTTTCGCGTTTTCTGCGTCCAATTTCGCGCAATGCGAATTTGGAGCGAGATTTCCACTTGTGATTGCATCTAGCGCAGGCGTAAACAACGCTGCATTGATTTACTCTCTTAACTTGGCCCAGCACCCTGTCCAAATTGCCATTTCTAAATTTCCGGCAGTTCGGACAATACGGCTTGTATTTTTGGTCGTATCGGCTCATGGTCAATCCAGTTAAATAAGCCTTTGCTGGGTTTCCAGTTCCTCGCGTTTGTGGTCATCCAACCAGCGTTTGCCGGTCTGGGTTAGTTCGCGGCCTTTTTCGGTGACGCGCACGAAATTGATCATGATGAGGTATTGCTCGATGTCGTCACGCACGACGGCGCGGTCAATATCGCTAAGCCCAGCGATGATGCCTGCCTCGCTCACCGGCTTGCGCTCACGGTCG